TCGCCCGCCATGAACACCTCACGTGCGGCGCGGCGCTGCAGCCCGTAGAAATCGGTCAGCCCCTCGGCATCGGCCTCGTCGGTCCAGGCGAGCCAGAGGCGCTGCAGCTCTTCCTTGCGGGCTGCATCGGCGATTTTTGATATCGGCTTGATCCCGTCGCCCACAGTGTTGGCGGCCCAGCTTTCCACTGCGTTCACGGCATACCCGTTATTGCGCACCAGCCAACGGGCACGGGCGGTGATGTCGGGGCCCGAGGCTGCAATCAGCGCGTTGACATGGGCGCGCGTCGCGCGGAACCCGCGCAGGCGGCGATGGTGCTGACCGGCATCGAACCCACCGATGAACGCGCCAAGGCGCTGCCGCCAGTTCATCACAGATCCTTCACAGCATATGGGCGCAGCACACGCCCGGTGCCACGCTCGGCTTTGGCGATCCGGCGTTCGATGTCGGAAATGGCCGCGGCAAGTTCTGCGTCCGAGCCATAATTCACGGTCTTGCCGTCATAGCTGACCGACCGCGTGCCGCTGTAGCGTGCGGCCAGCAGCGCGCCGTGGCGGGATTTCAGATCGTCGAGGGTCATCGGGGTTTGCTCATTCCATGTATCGGGGCGTGCTGATCTTCCAGCCACGCCGTCGGGGGGCGGTGATACGCCCGGCCTGTGGTTCCGTCGGTCTGTCAGTGTCCGGTTTCGCAGCCGATGAGGCCGTTTCAACGCCGGCCTGTTTCTCCAGTTGTCGCCACATCCGTTCGTCAAAGCGGTCAGCCCCGAGGATCCACGCTGCGGCCCGGGCATAGACCCTTGCGTCGAGAGCCTCGTTGCGCTCGCGCATCTTCTGCCATTCCTGCCGGGCATAGCCGCGCTTGTCGCGGATGGTGACCAGCTGCTCGGCCACCAGCTGCTTGAGCCATTCGCTATCGGCCCAGTCGGGCAGGTGGATCGTGCCAGCAGGACTGGGTGCCTCCGGCTCAGACGGCCGCTCGATCCGCATGTACCGATAGGTCTCCGCCTTGAAGGTGGCCGTGGCCACCGTCCAAAGCCGCGCGCCGCGCTTGAGCTTGCGGCCATTCACCGTGGCATCGACGTAGGTCGGACCCGACACGGGTGTTGCCCGGTTGAACCCCTCCATTCCCTTCACGGGCGCCACCTGCGCGATGCCCTGCTTGCGGGCCCATGCATAGACGGCTGCGGACTCGTATCCGGTATCGATGGCGAGCTTCGCCAGTGTCATGACCGCGCCGTGTTCATGCACCCATGTATGCCCCAGGAGCGCGGTCAGCTTGTCCCAACAGGCCGGATCATCCGGCCCGCCCGGAATGACGATGTGATCGACGAGCCAGCTGGTCATACCCCGGCCCCAGGCCCAGATATCGACCTCGATGCGGTCCTTCTGCACATCGGCCCCTGCTGTCAGGAACAACCCGCCTGCGGGGATCTGCGCTGGGAAAGCAAAGCGCCGATCCGCGAGGCGCTGCCATTCCGGCGCTTCGCCGCTCTCGATCCACGTCTCGCCCAGAAGCGTGTTGCGCGCGGCGCGCAGCATTTCGTCCGAGCCCTGCGCCGCCAGCCAGTCCCGCGCAATCTGCTCCCAGCTTTTCCAGCCGATTGGCGAATAGAGCGCCGAGAGGTGGAAGCCGATGGCATTCGGGTTCGCCGACACTGCCGTCGCCCGCCATTCGCCGCGCGCCAGCATTTCTGTCTTGTGGTGCTCGGCGATGGGCTTCTCGCAGCCTTCGCAGTGATACATGGCCGTCTCGGGCTTACCCTTGCCCCAGCGCAGCCTCTCGAACTGCAGCCACTGCAAATGGCCACAATGCGGGCAGGGCACGAAATAGCGGCGCTGGTCCGATGCCTCGAACTCGCGCTCGATGCGCGACAGCCCGCGCACTGTAGGTGTCGAGACCATGAACACCTTCCGCCGATGCGCGAAGGTGGTGGTCCTTGCCTCGGCCAGCGTGACCGGGTCGCCCTCCTCGTCGGCCGAGGCCGGATAGGCATCGACCTCATCCAGAAACACATAGCGCGCGGGCATTGAACGCAGGCCAGTGGCCGAGTTCGCGCCGGTCAGCACCAGAATGCCGCCGGGGAATTCCTTCGACAGCATCGAATTGCCTGCATCGCGTGAGCGTGCGGGGCTCACGCGCTCCTTCAGCGCTGGGCTGTCTTCGATCAGCGGATCAATCCGGCCGCGCGAAGTGCGCTTGGCCATCTCGACCGTGGGCAGTACCGCCAGCATCGGGCCCGGCGCGTGGTGAATGACAAAGCCGATCCAGTTGTTGCCTGCCTCTGTCGCGCCGACTTGTGCGGCTTTCATGAAGCTGATCCGTTGCGCCGGGTGGCTGGGCGAGAGTGCATCCATGATGGCGCGCAGATAGGGCGTGCGCGCCGTGCGATAGCGCCCGGGTTCAGCCGCCGCACGTGAGGATAGCCAGCGATGCGCATCGGCCCATTCCGACACGGTGAGGTCAGCATCGGGCCGCATCCCCCGGCGCCAGGCGCGCAGGACATCTTCGGCCCCGTCAAACCCGAGATCCAGACCCTCGGTCAGGTCGTGGTCGTTTCCACCTTCCTTGTCATCCAAGCGAGACCCGGAGGTCGGCAAGGGCATCGAGCTGCTCTCGGACATGGGTTTCCAGCACCCTTTGCAGGATCGCAGTCTCGATTGTCACGGGCACCCCCGATGCCTTCTCCATCTCTGCGGATAATTGCGCTGCCATCAGCGCCGCCACGCGGGTGGGCCAGGTGATCCATGTGTCGCGTTCTTGCCGCGCAAGGCGAAACACCAGCGTTTCGGCCCGCGCGCGGTCGATCAGTACGCCTTTCTTGCGCTGGATCGACAGCAGGCGTTCCTGCGCCTGGTAGACGGTCAGCGCCGTGCGGGCCTTGAGGTAGGACGTGCTGTCGCCGGGCCCGGAAACGCCACTGTTGCCAATCCCAGGACCATCAGCACCCGCGCCAAACCCGCCGCGTGACCGCAGCTGTTGATCGGGATCTGTCATCACCCCGCGCCGCGCATCCGAGGCGGCTGCGTTGATTGATCCATCGCCAAACAGCACCAGCCGACCATTCTTACGGGCCTTCTGCACCGCCCCGCGCGACAGGCCGGACTGGGTCGCATAGGCGCGCTCAGATAGACCTTCCATGGCGCTATGATTGTCCTCAACATATTGTAAATAAACAGGAAAGCCGATCTATTTGAGTTGATTACACTCCCCGATAGAGCGATTCATTGTCTCACAAAGCGGGTGCATCGCAACCCGGATACACGGATCGGAGACAGCCATGCGCGCACAAGAGAAGATGGGGCACAGCTCGATGAGCGAGGGGTGGCGGGATCACACCAGCCCCGCGCAGGAGCGGATGAACTGGGTGATGGACGAGGTCATGTCCGGGCGGATGAGCCAGGCGGACGGGATGGTCGAGATGGCCAAGGCGCAAGAGATGATGCGCGAGGAAGCCCGCGCGCGCACCACCCACCCTGAGCACCGCTGGGAAGACTGATCATGGCCAAGCGCAAACCCGCCGACCCCAACGCCGCCCGCGATGCACAGCTGATGGAGATCGCCGAACGCCACCTCTTTCTGGAAACGCTCGAAACCCGGAACTGGGACCGCCTCGATTTCCACGACGTCGCGGTTTGGGCGATCCGCTCCGCGCTGGAGGCCGCTTTCGAGGCGGGACGCCGCGCCGCTGAAACCACCGCACCCCAATCCTGAAAGGACACGCACATGAACATCGCCACCACTTCTGACACGACCCGCATTTTCATCGACCGCGCCCGCTTTGTTCAGGCCATGAGCACCGCCGCGCTGCAGCGCCACCTCAATGACAAGAGCCTGAACGCAGAGGTCTTCGAGATGGCCGGCCGGATCGGGATCGACTGCCTGACCATCGAGTTAGCCGATGTCGTGCCGGTCCTGCAGCAGCACGGGCTGATCTGAAACGTCGCCAAACGGAGACCAACATGAGCACGCGCGCGCAAATCGCCATCCAGATCGGGCCCGAGGAATGGGCACACACATATGTCCACTACGACGGCCGCCCCTCCCACATGCTCCCCGCGCTGGCACCGTGGACGCCCGAGGACATCCTCGCCGCCAGCGAAATTCGGCAGGTCCGCGCCGACGGGATCGAAGCGTTTGAGAGGCCCCGCGACCCGGTGATCATGCCACGCCCGACCTGTCAGTTCTGCCACCTTTACGTCTGGCAAGACGACGCTTGGGTCGAACTCGACCCCGAAACCCACGCCCCCGAAGGAGCAACCCCATGACCCCAAATTGCCTGCCTGAGGGCGAAACCCTCGCCGATCTGGCCCGCCGCGAATGCGCCATCGGGTTTGATCTGCGCTTCTGCCGCAGCGTCGCCGTGTCCGAACACGACCGCGAAACCGAGACCTGCGATCCGACCGACGCCGAGTTCGCGACGCTCTCAGCCCTGACAGATCTGGGCGAGGCCATCGCGATCCACGATGCCAACCTGACCAGCGCCGGGGCTGACGAGGTCGCTACCATCGCCCGCGCGCTGTTCGTCGCCATCGTCAACGCCCGCCGTGACCCGCCCGACGCCGCCCAGCGTCATGAGGCGGAACAGGCGGCGCTGACCGATCCGGATCGCATCGCCTGAGCCAAGGCTTCTCGATCATAAAGCCATGATATTGCTCTGAATTGCCTACGATAATCGGCGGGCTGGAGCGATGGTTGTCACAGGAAAACGATGCAACTCACCCCAAAGGACCACCGTCATGACGCACCCCATCCTGCCCAGCCGCAACCCCGACCACGGCTTCTTCGGCACCCTGACCACTTGCCCGCAGCGGGACCGCCGCAGTGTCGAGGTCTGGGTGCTGGCCTCAACCCTGATCGCCACCGCCATCTGCGCCAACAGCGAGGACGAGATGATTGGCATTCGCGACTTTCTCGACAGCCGCATGGGCCGCCATTTCGCTGACGATGTGGTCGGCAACATGACCGGCTGCAACATCGACTGCGAAACCGCCATCAGATCGTCCATCCGCACGTGGCAGGACTGGCGTATCTCGCGCCAGCTTGAGCGCGACGAGGGGATCCCCGCAGGGCTGCCCTACCTGACTGGCTGGGTTCAGCATTTCGCAGTCGCGGCCGCGATGGCCGAGAGCGACTGATCATCCCCGACACCCCATTCCATGACAGGAGGCCAAGATGCCCAAACTCACCGACACCCAAACCATCGTCCTCAGCCGCGCGGCAACGCGCCCCGGCAACCTCGCTATGCCACTGCCCGAGGGCCTGCATGGCGCCGCCGCCCAGAAGGCGGTGACCGCGATGATCACGCGCGGCTGGCTTGAAGAGGTCGAGGCCAACCTGCGCCGAGGCGAGCCCATGTGGCGCGAAACCGGCGACGGCCACGGCACCACGCTGATCGCGACTGAGGCCGGGCTGCAAGCCATCGGGATCGAGCCGGTGGTGGCCAGCGCCGTCGCCAGCGCGCGCAAGGCAAAGCTGGAGCTGGTCACTGGGCCCAAGGATGCGTCCGAAGCTTCCCCGAACCCTTCCACGCCGAAGCCGGTTGCCATCCGCACCGGCACCAAACAGGCGGAGATCATCGCACTCATTCAGCGACCCGAGGGTGCATCCATCGCCGAGATCGTCGAAGCGACGGGATGGTTGGCGCATTCGGCGAGAGGCCTGATTTCGGGCGGCCTCAAGAAGAAGCTGAACCTGCCGGTTACCTCGGAGAAGGTCGCGGGCAGAGGCACCGTGTACAAACTCGAGGCCGCCTGATGCCCTGCTTCGCGGTCCTGCTCACCCGCGATGTGACGGAAAGCACAAGCGTCACGGTTCAGGCGTCGAATGCGGAGGCGGCGGTATCCGCAGCCTTCGCGGCCTTGTCCGCCAACAGCGATGCGATCTGAACCCTTGAAGAAGGGTCATGGAACATCGCCGATCCCTATATCACGGCACTCAATCTTCTGGACGGTTGAGACGGGTCCGATCACAGCTTCCCTGTCAGGCCGCCGTCGCAAACCCCTCTGGTCGAAACCTGACCATTGCTTCGGGGCCGCGCGGCTCAACATCGAACAAAGCTGGGCGCGCGGTCAGATAGCTTCGCCAGTTCTTTTCCGGCAGTGTACTGATCTTGATCCCATGCACCACATGCATTTTCGGGGCGAGCTCGACGATGCGCATGCCGGCCCCCTTCTTGCTGTGTTCGGCAATCATCGCTCGGATTTTCAAGTCCATATCCGCGACGCCTGTCGGCGCCTTGGGCACCAGTTTCACTGTCGGTTTCGTGCCCAGTTCCACAAAGCTGGAGCAACTTGCCCTGAACATATGTGGTGCTTTCGCTTCTCCGACGCCTATGACCTTTGCACCAAGTTCGCGCAGGCGGACTGCGAGATGAGTGAAATCACCGTCAGAGGTGGCAATGATGAATTTCGTGGTCGTCTTGGCGTGAACAAGGTCCATTGCATCAATGGCCAGCAGGATATCCGATGCGTTCTTGCCTGACCCGGCATGGACCAGCCGATACCCGATGGCACCGTGCCAGTCGGATGCCCGCTGAGCGTCCAGATAGGCCCGCACCACAACGGGATCGCCGTGCTTCATGGCGATCCCAAGGATGGATGCGGCGTTCTTGCCGCTGATATTGTCGCCATCCACAAGCACTGCCACTGGCTGGGTCATATCGCTCACCGTCTACTGGATTTCCATTCCTGGTATCGCAGGAATGCGCCAAAAATTCGGCGCTTCTCTCAGCTGCATTTTTTATCAGGAACTGGCATCACAAGTGCGTCCAGCGCTCGAACAGCCTGCGCAGCGCGTAGCTGCGCAGGAGCGATATGCCGATGAAGACCCCGCCCAGCGCTAGGTTCTCGCCAAGGCTCGGGTGCAGGCCGAACCATGGAAACACCAAGATCTGCGTGGCGACAGCGAGCACATAGCCCACCGCCACGTTGGTGACGGCTTCGATCAGCGACATGCCGCGCGATTGGGTCACATCACCGGTCCTGTGATCTGAAATTCCTCACGGATGATCTTGGCAGTCTCGGTCGCCTGCAGGTCATTGCTAACGCGGGCTGCAATGCGACCGATATTCACGATGATGCAAGCGCTCTCGTCTGGCGTAACAAGGAGTTCCTCGTATTCGGTGTGCCGCAGGAACTCGCACGGGGTCTCAATGTTGAGATGGTCGTCACTTGGACGGATAAGCCAAAGCACTCCTGCGCAATCGTCCGGGGCGTCTATGCTAGCCCGCAGAAACGGTGACAGGTGGTTTTGCACCAGCCCAAATGCGATCGACGGACCAAAGCCGAGTTTGCGCAAGTCCTGTGCGGCAGCAACCGACACTACGTCTCTCCAGCTGTACCAGCGCGCCTTTCCGGGCTTGGGTGTGTTTTCAGGCTGAAAGTCGTTGCGGGATATGGCCTGGTTCAGGTCCGCGCGCGTGATCGGAATGATCCGAATGAGGTCAGCGTTTCGCCAGATTGGGGTGTTGATGATCATTGCTGTTTTGTCTCCTTGCCAATGGTGGTTTCGTTGCGATTTTCCAACTGTGCCTTTCGCCCCGTCGCCAGTTCCCATCGCCGCACGGCGACGTCGCAATAGACGGGATCCAGTTCCATCGCGAAGCAGCGCCGCTCAGCGCGTTCGGCGGCGACGATCTGGGTGCCGGAGCCGCAGAACGGCTCGTAGATCAGGTCGCCCGGATCCGAGAATGCGGTCAGCACGGCCTCGACCAGCGCCACGGGGAACACCGCCGGATGCGATCCGGCCGCACCCAGCCCGCCCTTGTGGCGCATGATGCGGAAGACAGAGTCCGGGATGCGGTGGCTCTGGATCGCGTTGCCTGTGCCGGTTTTGGCATGCACGGTGCCGTCGGCCCCGCGCAGCCCGCCGCCGCCCAAAGTTTCGCCCGCGTGCTTTGACTGGACCGTCTTGTGCGGTTTGCGGGGCGCGCGGTTGAAGTGGAAAATGAACTCGTGCGACGGGGCCAGGCGGCCGTTCCAGTCGCCCGGCAAGCCCGGGCCCTGATCCCACACATACCAGCCAAAGCGTCGCCAGCCAGATTTGCGCATCCATTCGACCCATCCTTCCCAATAGGGTTGCCATTCGCTGTCCCGGTGCACGAGGCCGAGGTTGACCAGCAGCTGTGCGTCGGTGGTGACCGGCGCTGCAGTGAACACGCCCTGCATCAGCGCATCCCAATCGCCGAGTTTTTCCCTGGCCGCGCCATAGTCGCGCTGCTGGGCATAGGGTGGCGAGGTGAACATCAGCGCGGCTTCTGCACCCTGCATCAACCTGGCGACAGCGGCCGGATCGGTCGCGTCGCCGCAGCATAGCCGGTGCTTGCCCAGCGCCCAGATGTCGCCCGCCTTAGTGATGGGTTCGGCAGGCGGGGCGGGGATGGCATCAGCCGCATCGTCAGAAATCGATGGGCGCTCTTCGTCGCCCGCGTGCAGCAGCGCGTCCAGCTCATCCTCGGGGATCCCGATCAGCCCGAGGTCGAAATCCTCGGCCAACAGCCCGCGCAGCTCCTCGAGGAGCAGGGCCTCGTCCCAGCCGCCCAGCTCGGTGAGCTTGTTGTCGGCGATGCGATAGGCCCGGCGTTGCGCCTCGGTCAGATGGTCCAGCACGATGACCGGGGCCTCGGACAGCCCCAGCTGGGCCGCCGCCAGGATGCGGCCATGGCCTGCGATCAACTCACCATCGGCGGCGACGAGGCAGGGGACGGTCCAGCCAAACTCGGCCATGCTGGCAGCGATCTTCACAACCTGATCGGCGTCATGGGTCTTGGCGTTGCGGGCATAGGGCTTCAGCCGGGCCAGCGGCCAATGTTCGATCCGGCCCGGCAGGAGGGGCGCGTTCATGCGGCCAGCCTTTTGGCCTTCAACTCGGCGAAGGTCTCGCCCGTTTCCGCCAGCACGGCATTGGCGCCGGTGAATTGCTGCCAGCGCTCGATGGCCACATCAACGTAGGCCGGGTTCAACTCGATCCCAAAGCAGACGCGTCCCGTGGTTTCAGCCGCGATCAGCGTGGTGCCAGACCCCATAAAGGGTTCAAACACCGCCTGCCCGGGGCTGGAATTGTTCAGGATCGGACGGCGCATGCATTCGACCGGCTTTTGCGTGCCGTGCACTGTGTCGGCATCTTGATCGCGGTTGGCGATCTGCCACAATGTGGTCTGCTTGCGGTCGCCCGCCCAGTGCCCCTTGCCCTTGACGCGCACCGCATACCAGCAGGGCTCATGCTGCCAGTGGTAATCGCCGCGGCTGAGGACCAGCCGGTCCTTGGCCCAGATAATCTGCGAGCGAATGGCAAAACCTGCAACCAAGAGGCTTTCAGCAACCGTCGCTGCATGCAGCGCGCCGTGCCAGACATAGGCGACATCGCCGGGGAACAGCGCCCATGCCTCGCGCCAGTCGGCCCGGTCGTCGTTCAGCACCTTGCCGGTTCGTTTGGTTTTGGCCGCGCCCGCCTGGTTGCGCCAGCTTGGGTCATACTCCACGCCGTAAGGCGGGTCCGTCACCATCAGCAACGGCTTCACGTCGCCGAGCAGCCGCCCGACGACATCGGCGGAGGTGCTGTCGCCGCAGATCAGCCGGTGCGATCCAAGCTGCCAAAGGTCACCCGCCACCGAGACCGGGGTGACCGGTAACTCCGGAACGTCGTCCTCGCCCTCGACGGGGCCATCGCCGCCCAGCGCATCGGGATCCCGCAACAGCGCATCGAGATCATCCTCGCTGATGCCCAGCAGCGTAAGGTCGAAATCCTCGGCCAGCAGCCCCGCGATCTCGTCGCGCAGCATTGCCTCGTCCCATTCGCCCAACTCGGTCAATTTGTTGTCCGCGATCCGGTACGCCCGGCGCTCCGCTTCATCCAGGTGGCCGAGCCGGATCACCGGCACCTCGGTCAGCCCCAGCATGATGGCGGCCAGCACCCGACCGTGGCCCGCAATCAGATCGCCATCGTCAGCCACCAAGCAAGGCACGGTCCAGCCGAACTTGGCCATGCTTGCCGCGATCTTGGCGACTTGGTCCGTGCCGTGGATCTTGGCATTGCGGGCATAGGGGCGCAGCCGGTCGATCGGCCAGCTCTCGATCTGGCTCGGCGCAAAGACAAGGTCCATGGGTGGGGTTCGGATCCGGGGCAGGGCGGACAGACCAATGCAAGCCCCGGCAAACGCCGGTTGCTGTGTCAGGGTCCGCGATGGGGGAAAGCAAAAGCGCCCGCGAGGGGTTTCCTCCGGGCGCAACTCTTCGACAATCAAGGGGTACGTCAAGGGGGCTAGAAATGTCAATCCATTTTGTGGCTTGGAATCAAGGTGTTCTGCCGATCTGGCCTGAGGGTGGCTTTTCTGGCCAAAAGAACCCACCAAGTGGATTCCCTGGCTTCCAAAAGGAATCCACCCTGGCCACCGATGCTGTCGGGTAAGGTTCTGAAATTGAGTCACAATTTCCGGCAGGGCCGCCGGGGTGGCTTCCAAGTGGATTCCCCGGTGAAAAAGCCAGTCGCTAGCGAAATGCCGCGCTCAGCCCCCCCGTATACGGATCGCGCCCGGGAGGAACCATGCCGGGGGGGAGCTCAACTTGCCCCGGCTCAGGTGAGGGCTCTGGCCAGCAGCTTATCAAGATATGTCGGCCCCCCGTCGCCCATGAATAGGACATTTCGGTCCTCGAGCTCCGATTTCGTGGTAGAGCCTGTGACATTTAGCAGGTCGCTGAAGGTCGTCACGGACAGGATGAAGGCGTTTAGGCTGATCATGCCGTCACCCAGCTGGTTCTCGATCTGCTTGATTTCCCTATACAAGCCAAACTTCGGGTCCGAAATGTTCAGGTTTCGAATGCCCTTAGGATCGATGAATGATAGCCACTGCTTGCCAGTTTTGTCGTCCACCAGCCAGAGCAGGAAGTCAGGATAGAAGTTGCCTGCCAGAGCGAAACCGAGCCCCTTGGCGCGATTGTCGGCATTGCGCAGCAGGTAAAGGCTGAAGCCTTTCAGCCTCTCTTTCCCTGAAGGCGAGTCGTAGTAGGCCATGACGTCCTCAACGAACTGCACCTCGCTTGGTTCTCCAATTGCCAGTGGTCGCATCTTTAGTGGGACGACCGCATCTTTGATCGGAGAGAGCAGGGGATAATACAGGTGCTGTCCGAAGCTGATCGCCACCATATGGGGTGCGTTCCAATTGCTGGCCTCGCCGATTTTTCCAGACGCGACGAGGGCGGAAAGGACCTCAAGCTTTGCCTTGTACTCAAGACCGACATCGGTGTTTTCGATCTCAAACTGGTACAGTTTGATGATCGAGCCGGAGTCCTCCGTAACCGGCGCGACATCGTAGAATTTGCCCTCATAAGCCGCCTTCAGCCCTTGATAGAAACGGTCGGTATAGTCGGTAAGCAGCTGAAGCATGATGTCCTGCTGACGCAGCACATCTGAAAAGTCCGACACTTCCAGTTCCGCTTGGGGGATCAAAAGGGTGTACCAGCTGTTGTCGCCAAGACAGAACTGGTATAGGCGCTCTCGGTCGACCTTCAGGTTGCTCCAGCTTTTCAGGAGCTTGTATTCCTGAACGGCGGTGAATACCGCATCCCAATCAAAGCAGGCGATTGCCGCCTTGCTCAGTTTGCCACGATTTCGCTTGTCCGGTGCGCCCGCCGTTGCGTTCGCCGTGGTCGTGATCGCTTCGACTCGCGGATAAAGGTCGAGCAGGACGTGTGGAGGCTTGATCTTGCCCGCGAACTCGGCCGGGACCTCGTATAACGTCGGATAGTGGACGCGCTTGAAGCCCTTGATCTGATTATCCTTATAGCCATCTTTCAGCTTGAGCGTCTTGAGCCTAGTCCCGGACGGCAGGTTCGTCCTGGTCGGGAAGTCGAGCTGAATGATTTCGTCGCTCGGCGTGATGCCTTCCTCCTTCAGGTAGTCCTTGAAGGTGGCCATGTAGTTCGCCCGGACGCCGAAGATGTTCAGCGTTTCAAGGCGTTCCATGTGCGTGCCCTTCGGCCGCTCGGCGGGGAGTGACCGTTTCAGCGACATGCCGCGTCCTTTCAGGCGGACGCCGCGACCGAAAAGCTGAATGATCTGTGAGCCTTCGCCTTGCCCCATGTTGAGTAGACCCATGGTCGACACCCGCCAGCTTGACCAGCCTTCGGTGAATTTCCGCGACCCGATCAGGACATTCAGCTTGCTATCTTTCTGGTTGATCGTGCCAAACAGCCCGGTCCCGAAATCGTCCGCTTCGGTATCGAAGTCGCTGCTGTCCTCGGCGTTCTTGAAGAAGCCGGAATCGTCGCCGATGTTGATCAGGCCAAAGGGATCGAACGATCCGACCCGCAGGGCCAGCTCACCCTTGCTGTTCTTCAGGTTCACCAACTTCAGCCGCTGCCTCGCATCGGCGTTAAACAGCCGCTTCAGGATATCGTCATAGATCGTCGCGGCATCACGCTGCATCAAGGGGGAGAAGCGCCCCGCGAATACGTCGTTACCCTTCGGGTCCAGCAGCCGCGCCTTGTCGGCAACGAGGTCTGCGATCCATGTCGTGGCTTCGCTGGGATGGTTCAGAAACCAGGCGAGGAACTTGATGACTTCGAGGATATCGCTGTCCTCTCCGGCCACAGTGTTGCCCACGAAGACCCACAACGGCTTCTCGATATTGAAGTCCCTGATCTTGTCGCGGTGCGTGTCCCAGAGCCAGAGCTGCTGGTAGAAGCTGAGCAAGCACGCTGTGAAATACAGATCGCCATGGTTGTCATAGCCCTTGTCGTCCAGGTTCAGGATCAGGGATTCCTTCCCGTAACCGTCGGCGTAGAAATACTTGTAGCTGTAGTCGATCAGCACCGCCTTGGCGTAGGCCTCGCGAATGCCGTCGATGCGGGCGCGGGCGCGATCTTCGTTGGTCAGCTGCAGTTGTGCGCGTTCCGTGTCGTCCAGCTGTTTCAAAGTCTTGTCGAACAGGCGCTTCGCCTTGGCCTTCAGGATGTCTTCCTCGGCCTTTGCAACCGTGGCGCCCTTGGCGACTGATTGGCTGAAGGTCGCGCTGTATTCAAAAGCAAAGCCGCCCTTCACCAGCGCCGCGCGCCTCGCCATCCAGACCCCGCCCGCACTGCCGGTGCCGCGGTGGCCTTCGTCGACCAGCACCAGGTTGTTGCCCTCGAACGCGCCGGTGGCGACGGTCTTGTCGCCCATCTCGTCGGCCAGCTTCGTGACTTCGATCACATCCACCCAGCCCTTGAACAGCGAACCTGTCTGGTTCTTGTCGAAGACATGGGCGTTGATGCCGGACTCGCGGAATTCCTCCAGATGCTGGCGTGACAGTCCCTCGTTTGGGGTCAGCAGGATGATCCGGTCGGGAAATAGGTTGCCGTTGCCCGCCTGGAAGTAATGCAGGTACTGCAGGATGTTCACATGCAGCAGCAGGGTCTTGCCGCTGCCTGTCGCGTTCCAGAAGGCGAGCTTGTTGAGGTCGTCGGCGCTATAATCGCGAAACGGTTCGGCCCCGTCCTCTTTCCGATACGCGGCCATTTGGGCATTCAGCCCGTCCAGCAAGTCCTGTCGCCGGTTGAAATACCAGTCGAGGTAGATCTCGGTGAACAGCAGCGACAGATACTGAAAATATTTCATCGTCAGCAATTCGCCCGTGGCGGCGTTGCGGCGATGGGTGATCTTCTGCCAATATGCGACGATGTTCAGGTCATAGCGGCGCAGCTCGGCCTCGGTGACGCGGTCCATGTTGAACAGGTTGCGCGTCAGCTCATGAAAGAACTTGGTCTGGCCATCGTCGTCGATACCCTCAAACCGGTCATCGCCCAACCGCGATTTGAGCGTCATCAGGCCGTCACCGTAAAAATGGCTCAGCATCCAGCGGTTCAGCACCAACTCGTGATGGAAGGTGCGCTTTTTCTTCGCCGCACGCGCCATCAGACGTCATCCACGTTGAACATCGCATCGAGGAAGGCGGGTTCGATCTGGCGCAGCATCAGCTTCTTGATAACGCTGCCCTCTTCCTCGGTCGTTTCCACCACCGAGGGGATATTGTGGTCGCCGTTGATGTAGACCACGTCGTATTCGCTGTCGGCCGGGTTAATCGCCAGTTTGTCGCACAGGCGCGTCAATTCCTCATAGCCGATTTTATCGCAGTCGCGCCACAGGATCAGGGTCCGCTCACCCGTTGGCAACCAGCCCTCGACCGTGGCGAAGCCTTGGCGAAGCTGGATGTCGATATGGCGGACGGTCAGGCCGATCAGGTAGTTGAAGGTCTCGACCAGATCGACCTTGCGCTCCTCCCAGGCCCCGGCGCTGTCGACGGCGACCTTGAGCGAGTAGTCAAAGGGCTTGCGGAAATCCGAGATGGACAGGAGCGAGCCGCGTCCCTCGACATCCAGCATGTAGCGCATCAAATAGTCGTCGCGCTTGTCGGCGCTGAACCGTTCCAGAAGACTGGCCTGCGCCTCCGAACGCTTCAGATCAAGATTGTTCAGCGTGTCCTCATAGCCCTCGATCTTGAGTACCTTGAAGGCATGGCTGATGCCGGTTTCGGGGGCGGTGGGTTTACCCTCTGACCAATCAGCAGAAAACACTGCCTTCTTTAAGCGTGGCTTAATGACAGTTTCGAAGTAAGCGCCTTGCTCGGCCAAGATGTACTTTCGAGACCCTTGGTCGGACCGGTTCAAGTTTATGACTGCGTGTCCAGTCGTGCCCGATCCTGCAAAATAGTCGAGGACGGTTGCATTGGCCGTTGCGCCACCAACCCTGATGCAGTCTTCAACCGCGTAGATCGACTTCGGATAGGAGAAAACGTTGTATTCCGAAAAGAAGTTCTTGAGATATCCCGTTCCATGCTCCGTTGCGGAGTATTTGGCATCGATCCAGTTGGTGAGCGGAAGCACACCCTCAGAGTTGGGGCGAAACTTGTAGTAGACCGTGACTTTGCTGTCCTCGATCTTCACACGATAGTTGCTTGGATTATCGATCAAATCATCCGGTGAGCCACGCCACGTGCGCAAGGTTCCGTTGTCGTCAATAGGGTAGATGACGCTTTCGTCGGTATCCGGTTCTTCATGAATATCCCAATCCTTGCGATCAGGATCATAAGTCATTCGGGGAACCCGAAAGTCCTCACCCCGGAGATAGATCGGATAATACAGCGAAGGCCGGTCAGTTCTTTCGGAATTCGATCCGCGCTTTCTGAACAGTTCCCACATGTACATCTGACCGTCGTCATCGCGGTGCTTATATCTGGCGTTCTGCTTCTCGCTTCTCGGTAAGTTCTCGATCTGAGCTAAGTCTGACCGCTTCGCGACGATTGCGTATTCGTGGGACTGTGCGAAGCCTTGTGGGAGCGGGCGGCCAGACGGGTTCATTCGGATTACAACGGTACCTGCGAGGTTTTGAGCGCCAAAAACCTCTTCAATGGCGAAGTGCAATTCACGGTACTGATAGTCATCGATCGTGGCGGTGAGCAACCCGTCGAGAGGCAATAGCTCACGCCCGAGTTTCACGCGGTCGTGCATCATGGCAACCCACGACGAACTCCGGTAGCCGTTCTTGTAACTGATCGGTCCTGCGTCAGTGTTGTAAGGCGGGTCGATATAGATTGATTTGACCTTTTCCCGGTATCGATCCTGCAAAAGGTTCAGCGCCTGAAAATTGTCCCCATGAACCAGCAGCCCGTCGAGGCTAGCATCCAGATCGGGGATCGCCTTCAACAGGTCAGCCCGGAAACCCGCATCAAAGAGCGCGGTGTCCACCATCAGGAAGGGCGCGGCTTTCAGATCCTCCACCGTCCCCGGCGCCGCGGATGCCCGCATCCCCAGATCATGCCACTGCGCCCATTGCGCGGGGTTCGCCGCGATAGCCGGGTAAAGCGCCTCCGGCACCCGGTCCAGCGTCACGCAATACTGCGCCGCCACCACGAATTTCTTTTTCAGCCATAGCTTTTTCTGGAGATTCTCGATGCTGGCCAGAAAGGTAATCAGGTCCAGAGCGATGGCCCGCAGGCATTGGATCATCCGTAGGTTTCTTTCGATGGCGGCAAAGGCCCCGGCCTCCTGCACATCGTCCAGGTTCATCACCTCGTTCTTGATGTAGAAATCCAGTTCGCGCCGCAGAAAACCATCCAGATCCTTGTGAATGAAGTAATCGGCGGTGTTCTTTTGCGTGTAGGTCGTCAGGTGCTTTTCCAGCAAGGTGCGCTGCGGTTTCTTTTCCGTCGGCGCGCGGTTGGTCAGTTCCAGCCATCTCGATTTGAAAGTCTCGCTGTCCAGAATGGTTTCCACCGCCGCCTCAACCAGTTTTTCTTGCTTGGTCCCTTTGGGCTGTGCTGCAAAGTCGAACCGGATGACCAGCGCGCCATCCTCTTCCTCGATCGGACGGATGGTTTCTTCAAAACCCTCGCCCTCCTCGTCAAGGCGCGTGACCGTGCGCTCGGTGGCCAGAACGAAGCGGCGCTCCTTGTCGTTATCCTTGCGGTTGTCTTTGGCCGTATCGGCAGCGACAAGGCGGAAATGCACAAGTCGACCGTCATCCAGCTTGAAGCTGAAGTTCGAGAAGGATTCTCCGCTTTTGATGTAATACTGATCGCGGTTCGCCCAGTGCAGCACGACCTCTTCCCCGGAATAGGGGATGGCATAGGTATCACCCTTGTACCGGCGCTGGCTGATGAAATCGCCCTTGTCGTAGTAGCGCGAGAAGAAGGTCAACAGGTGCGAGAAGACCTGATTTTCATGCTCCGACGTGGCCCCGCTGGCGGCTGCAAGTTCCTTCTGGAGGCTCAGAACTCTCGGAGCTTCGTCTGAATTGTACCCTGCGGCCTCAGCAGCTTCGCGCGCTTTCTCAATCGCGGCCTTCAGCGTTTCGGTATTGGCCGCAGCACCGGCAGCCAGTGCTTCGGCCACCCGCGCCTTCAGACGCTTGGACAGGTAATCCTCGATTTCCCCCGCGCGGGCGTTGAGGATACGGTAGACGCCAAAATCGAGGTCAGGCCGGTCGATCTGGAAGATTTCGCGCAGCTTGGCAACGAGGGCGTCAAAATTGCTCATTGTTCTTGTTTTCCTTGATGTTACTCGGCTGGTCTACACGACGGCCCAGCGGACCGTAAACAGCGATTCAACCGAGTGGCCACGGCTGAGCCGCTTTTGAAGGTTGGCGATCAACTCGTCCCGCTTGTCGGCCACTTCGTCTTCCTGGTTGAAGATTTCCTGCCGCTGCTTGCGCTGGCGACGTTCCAGTTCCTGCAGTTTGGCTTGGATGGCGGCTTCTTCTTCGAGTGTGGTAGCTGCCCGCGCCTCGCGACGCACCCCCTTGATCTGTTCCTTGGTGTCCTTCAGCGCCTTCTCTGCCGCGTAGACCTTGTCCTCAGCCCAGCGCTCCAGCCTTTCACGGGCCGAGGCAAAGTGCTTGTTGTTGGCATCCAGCGACCGGTTCAAGGTGGCTTTGGCATGCTGCTCGGCCTCAGCCTGAAGGAGGTCGGCGATGGCAGGGGCGGGCATGTCGATGGGGTGAACGCCAGCACCGACCGAGAACAGCTTGGCGCAGGCTTCGTGGTCGATGGAGCGACCATTGTCGTCGATGCCCGAGAATAGCAGGTATTCCTCGGTCTCGAAGGTCGTCACCGCAAGTTTGCGCAGCGTCAGCCAGCCGCGCCGCCCTTTCAGCGCCTCGACGATGGCCACGCGTGTGGGGTGATTGGTCACATCGAACCGCAATTCGGCCACTGGCGTGTCAGCGGCCTTGGCCGATTCAATGACATGCTCGCCAAGAGGGTGCGACAGCCGGTAGAGGAAATAGCCGTGTTCGTTCTTGGCCGGGTCTGCGGCCGAGTTCCGCGAGATCAGGTGATAGCGGCCCGGTCGCAGGTCGCGGGTCGGCGGGGCCAGAAGGTCGAAGGCCAGATTTGGTTCATCGAATTTGGCCTTGTCGGCGAGGATAGCAGTGGTCAGATCCCAAAACCGGCGCCCGACACGGTCCAACTGTTCGCGGGCGTCAGCGAGGCGCAGCTTCAGGCGGGCGTGGACATCCTCGTCGAAGTTCTCCAGCAGGGCCCGCCTTGTATCCTCCATTCGGCTCCGAATTTGTTCCTCGAGCTGGGTCTGAAGTTCATCAAAAGCTGCGGCGATGGCCTCCGGAGTGCGGCAGTCCTGGTAAATCGCCAGAATGCGCTTTTCGAAGTCGACGCCGGACTCAATCGTTCCCAAGACCTCGTCTGAAGCCCCAAATACACCATCGAACAGATTGAACTTCTCGGTTAGAAGCGCGTGAACCCGTTTATCTGCATCGTTGCGTTCGTTCAGGAAGTTCACGACGATCACATCATGCGTCTGCCCATAGCGATGGCAGCGTCCGATGCGCTGTTCGATCCTCTGCGGGTTCCACGGAAGGTCGTAGTTGATGACCTGCGAGCAGAATTGCAGGTTGACACCCTCGGCGGCGGCCTCGGTTGCGATCATGATCGAGGCATTGTCGCGGAATTCTTCTATCAGTGCAGCACGAACATCGATGGCGCGCGATCCTGTAATCTGCTCGGCGCTCTTCGGATCGGTAAGCCAGCGCTCGTAAATTTCCTGTGCCTTGCGGTCGGAATTAGTGCCACTGAAGGTCACAATTTGATTGGCGTAACCGTAGCGCGCGAGGAAATCGCGGAGATAGTCTTGGGTGCGGCGCGACTCTGTGAAGATCAGGGCTTTTCTCTGTGCGCCCATCCGCTCCTGCTCCGAAAAGCCTATCTCGAGAGCCTGTAGCAGCGCTTTGGACTTAGTATCGATCTGGATCGAATGTGCAAGCTGGATCAGACCTGAAATATCGTCGATTTCCAGGCGAAGCTTGGCGAAGTCGATTTGCTCGGCCCCTGTGGGGTCTTGCGCATCGTCATCATCCCATTCGTCGAGAATTTCTTCTTCGAGCTCGTTCTCGAATGAAATCACCTCCGCCAGATCATCCTTTACCGGTTCCCCTTTCTGCAGGGCTACCAAGCGGGCGCGTAGGGTCTCAAGCGTCCCTGCGATGGCCTGTGATGACGAAGCGAGAAGCTTCCGCAGGATAAGAACGGTTAGATGGCGCTGTTGAGAGGGTATTGCATAGGTGTCCTCTCGTTGTAGGAAGCGCGTAATGCCGTCATACAGCGCCTGCTCGTTCTCCGCCGGCGAGAATGGCTGCGTGATGGCACGGCGCTGAGTATATTTGACATACTCGAGAACCTGCTTCCGAAGCGTGCGCTTGCAGAAATCCGCGAGCCTTGCGCGAAGCTCGGGCAGATCGCCACCGGCATTCACATACTTCGACCGGAAGCTGTTGGCATCGCCGAAAATGTTTGGATCAATGAAGTTCGTAAGCCCGAATATCTCCATCAAGCTGTTTTGGAGGGGAGTAGCCGTCAGCAGGAGCTTTTTGCGGCCTTCGACTGCTCGTTGAAGAGCTTGCCCGATGCGATTGCTGGGTCGGTACGAGTTACGAAGCTTGTGCGCTTCGTCGATAACAACCAGATCCCAATCGACTTGCCGAAGCTCATCCTGAAGCTTTGCAGCATAATGATAGGATAGCACGACGATCCGCTTCTGTGACAAAGGGAATGGAATGCCTTCCATCTTCATCTGTCGATAGGTCCGAGCGTCAATGACGACTGCGGGAAGATTGAACTTGTTCGTCAGTTCTGCAGCCCACTGCTGTCGAATGGCCGCTGGGCAGATGATGATTAGTTTCCGTTTTCGCTCAGCCCATTTCTGGCAAAGGACAATGCCTGCCTCGATGGTTTTGCCGAGGCCGACCTCATCCGCAAGTATCGCGCCTTCAGCCAGCGGCGATTGAAGCGCGAACATCGCGGCCTCAATCTGATGAGGATTGAGATCAACCGATGCATCGAACAACGACATTGACAACTGATCGTCCGAGCCGGGCGGCGCCAGCTTCGTAAGATCATATGCGGTATATTTGCCATGGTAAGCGGTGAACATACCTTAGGCTTACTTGCTGAATGCCAGCGCTTCGAGTGAATTCTTTGTGCCGAGCGCAAGATCAAGGCTTTGCAGCCCACGGCCGCACGCTCGGCATCGCCCCTGTCACATCAATCTCCCGCAGCATGTCGCCCGCGATAAGCCCATCCCGTACCCAGTCCAGTGCCTGCCACCAGTCGTCATAGGCTTGGCGGGCGGCGTCGATCTGGTGTGGGGTTGGGGTGAAGGTGACGGGGCAGGCGCGGACCTCGACGATGCGCCACTTGCCGCTGATCAGCGCGCGGGCGGTGCCGACCACGACGCTGACCGCGCGATCACCATGCCGGTTGCGCTTGATATCGACGGGCACGCAGCGCGGCACGGCCCTGGGCATCCAGTCCGGGGTCAGCCCGGCGCGTGCCAGTTCCGCGACCCGGATCGCCATGCGCTTACCACCCAAGGTGTCGGGCATGCCCGCGACGGTGGCGGCGATCACCTCGGCGTCCACGTGCACATAGCCACCCAACTTGTGTTGGCCGCCGTCGATCTTGCAGCCAAGTATGGCGCGTTGCAGCAGCACGTATTCGAGCCCAAAGCCGAAGCCTTCCTCGGCCACGCCCTTCGGTAGGGGCAGTTCCAGCTGTGCCTTTTCCACGCCAAAGGCCCATTCCAGCGCCGCCTGCACGCCCAGCGCGCGTTTGGTTTTTTGGCCGCCTGGCCGCCCGATCTTTCCTTGTATCGTCATTCAGACCACACCTCAAACAGCGTCATCTGCGCGGGGCGCTGGGCCTCGTCCGATGGCCGCCAGATCCACGGGCCCGAGGCCATGGGCAGCTGCGAGAGCGCGCCACGCATGCGCTGCTGCCAGAGGATGAACTCCGTTGCCGAGCAGGCGCAGAGCGCGTGACCGATGGGCCAGCCCATCAACCATCCGACGAAGAGCGGGTTCAGCCGCCGCCGTGAGCGGCCCTTCAGGAGCCGCCGACATGCGCCGCGCCCATGCGAGGCAATCATCGAAGCCCACAGCGGGCGTGAGATCGGGGCGTGTCGCGAGCACTGCCGCCCATGCCGCATGATCGCCGGGGCCGGGTGGGTGAAGCCCTGCTCCGCCCGGTAATGCAGGATATCCATCCGGCTCTTGCCATCCGCCCGCGTCACGCTGGCCGGGCTGCTCCCCTTCCAGTTCTGCGCCGCCGGGGTCGGCCATTGCAGCGCCTGTGCCGATAGCTTCGGCTCGCCCCGGCTGTTGATCTTGCCACGCAGCCGATCCATCTGGTCGTCGGCCACCGGCGTCTGCCATTGTGCCGCCTGCGCGGGCAGGGGTGGCGTCCCGCCCGAGCCATAGCTCTGGCCCGGCCCACCCTTCGCGCCGTCTGTCGCCTTCGGTGTCGACCAGTTGGGGATGCCCAGCGCCAGCGCCTCCGCCTTGCGGGTGAAGTCGCTGTTCCCAGCCGGGTTGTAGCGATCCGTACCGGGATGCAGGCTCATCGGTGTTCACTCGCATGATCACCAATGGCTGGATCGAGGAGGTCGATGCCGACAGCCGCCGCGGCGAGCCGCTCTGGCGCGAGACCGGTGACGGTCATGGCACCACGCTGATCGCCACCGAGGCCGGGCTGGAGGCCATCGGGATCGAGCCGGTGGTGGTCAGCGCTGTCGCCAGCGCGCGGAAGGGAAAGCCCAAGCCCGATGTCGCACCGACGCCCGAAGCTGCGGACACCGCAAAACCCGTCGCCATCCGCTCGGGCACGAAGCAGGCGCAGATCATCGCGCTCATTCAGCGGCCCGAGGGCGCATCCATCGCCGAGATTGTCGAGGCGACCTCGTGGCAGCCGCATAGTGCACGTGGCCTGATCTCGGGCGGGCTCAAGAAGAAGCTGGGCCTGCCCGTCACTGCCGAGAAAGTTGACGGGCGTGGCACCGTGTACAAGCTCGACACGGCTTGATCCCGCGCGTTACCACCAGCGTTCGAACAGCCTGCGCAGCGCGTAGCTGCGCAGCAGCGAGATGCCGGTGAACAGGGCGCCGATGGTGAGGTTCTCGCCAATGCTCGCATGCAGGCCGAACCACGGGAAAACCGCGATCTGCGCGGCGACGGCCAGCGCATAGCCCACCGCGACATTGGTGATGGCCTCGATCAGCGACATGCCGCGCGATTGGGTCACATCACCGGTCCCGTGATCTGAAATTCCTCACGGATGACCTTGGCGGTCTCGGTCGCCTGCAGGTCATCGCGAACGCGTGCTGCAATGCGACCGATATTCACGATGATGCAGGCGCTCTCGTCTGGCGTGACAAGGAGTGCCTCGTATTCGGTGTGGCGCAGGAACTCACACGGGGTCTCAATGTTGAGATGGTCGTCACTTGGACGGATAAGCCAAAGCACTCCTGCGCAATCGTCCGGGGCGTCTATGCTACCCCGCAGAAACGGTGACAGGTGGTTTTGCACCAGCCTAAATGCGATGGACGGACCAAAGCCAAGTTTGCGCAAGTCCTGTGCGGCAGCAACCGACACCACGTCTCTCCAGCTGTACCAGCGCGCCTTTCCGGGCTTGGGTGTGTTTTCAGGCTGAAAGTCGTTTCGGGATATGGCCTGGTTCAGGTCCGCGCGTGTGATCGGAATGATCCGAATGAGGTCGGCGTTTCGCCAGATCGGGGTGTCGATGATCATTGCTGTTTTGTCTCCTTGCCAATGGTGGTCTCGTTGCGATTTTCCAACTGCGCCGTCCGCCCCGTCGCCAGTTCCCATCGCCGCATGGCGACGTCGCAATAGACCGGATCCAGCTCCATCGCGAAGCAGCGCCGCCCAGCGCGTTCGGCGGCAACGATCTGCGTGCCGGAGCCACAGAACGGCTCGTAGATCAGGTCGCCTGGATCGCTGAACGCGGTCAGCACGGCCTCGACCAGCGCCACCGGGAACACGGCCGGATGCGATCCGGCAGCACCCAGCCCGCCCTTGTGGCGCATGATACGAAACACCGAGTCCGGGATGCGATGGCTCTGGATCGCGTTGCCGGCCCCTCGCTTGGCGTGGACGGTGCCGTTGACCCCGCGCAGCCCACCGCCGCCCAAGGTTTCGCCCGCGTGCTTGGACGGCACCGTCTTGTTGGGCTTCCGGGGTTGGCGGTTGAAGTGGAAGATGAACTCGTGCGAGGGCGCGAGGCGGCCATTCCAGTCGCCGGGCAGGCCCGGCCCCTGATCCCAGACATACCAGCCGAAGCGCCGCCAGCCAGAGCTGCGCATCCACTCGACCCAGCGCTCCCAATAGGGGAGCCACTCACCGTCGCGATGCACGAGGCCGAGATTGACCAGCAGTTGGGCCGCGTCGGTGACCGGTGCCGCCGCGAAGACGCCCTGCATCAGCGCGTCCCAGTCGCCCACCGTCTCCCTGGCCGCGCCATAGTCGCGCTGCTGGGCGTAGGGCGGCGAGGTGAACATCAGCGACGACTGCGCGCCCTCCATAAGCCTGGCCACGACATCCGCGTCGGTGGCATCGCCGCAGATCAGCCGGTGCGCGCCCAGCGCCCAGATATCGCCGGGCCGGGTGATCGGCTCGGCCGGGGGCTCCGGGATGGTATCGGCTGTGTCGTCGTCGATGGGCACACTGTCGTCATCGGCGTCGCGCAGCAGGGCATCCAGCTCGTCCTCGGGGATGCCGATCAGCCCGAGGTCGAACTCGGCGGCCATAAGCCCCCGCAGTTCCTCCAGCAGCAGGCCCTCGTCCCAGCCGCCCAACTCGGTCAGCTTGTTGTCGGCGATGCGATAGGCCCGGCGCTGCGCCTCGGTCAGATGGCCCAGCACGATGACGGGTGCCTCCGCCAGGCCCAGCTGCGCGGCGGCAAGAACGCGACCATGGCCCGCGATCAGGTCGCCATCGTCGCCAACCAGGCAGGGCACGGTCCAGCCGAACTCGGCCATGCTGGCGGCGATCCGCGCCACCTGATCGGCGTCATGGGTCTTGGCGTTGCGGGCATAGGGCTTGAGGCGGTCCAGCGGCCAGAACTCGATCTGGCTGGGACGCAAATGCATGCTCATGCAGCCATCCGTTTGGCCTTGAGGCTGGCAAAGCTCTCGCCGGTGTCCGCCAGCACCGCTTCCGCGCCGGTGAAGGACTGCCAGCGCTTGACGGCGACATCGACATAGGCCGGGTTGAGCTCGACCCCGTAGCAGATCCGTTCGGTGGTTTCCGCCGCGATCAGCGTCGTGCCCGATCCCATGAAGGGCTCATAGACCGCCTGACCGGCGTTCGAGTTGTTGAGGATCGGGCGGCGCATGCACTCGACGGGCTTTTGCGTGCCGTGGACGGTGGCCACATCCTGATCCTTGTTTGCGATTTGCCACAGCGTCGTCTGCTTGCGATCGCCGGCCCAGTGGCCCTTGCCCTTGGTACGCACCGCATACCAGCACGGTTCATGCTGCCAGTGGTAATCGCCTCGGCTGAGCACCAGCCGGTCCTTGGCCCAGATGATCTGCGAGCGGATGGCAAAACCCGAGACGATCAGCGACTCCGCCACCTCGGCGGCATGCAGCGCACCGTGCCAGACATAGGCGACGTCGCCCGGAAACAGCGCCCAGGCCTCGCGCCAGTCGGCGCGGTCATCGTTGAGCACCTTGCCGGTGCGTTTGGTCTTGGCGGCGCCCGCCTGGTTTCGCCAGGACGGATCGTATTCCACGCCATAGGGCGGATCGGTCACCATCAGCAGGGGGCGCACATCGCCCAGCAGGCGCCCGACCACGTCCGCCGCAGTGCTGTCGCCGCAGATCAGTCGATGCGCGCCAAGCTGCCAGAGATCGCCCGCCACCGAGACCGGCGTGACCGGCGGTTCCGGAACGTCGTCCTCGCCCTCGATCGGGCCGTCGCCGTCCTGCGCTTCGGGGTCGCGCAGCAGCGCATCCAGATCATCGTCGCCGATCCCCAGCAGCGACAGGTCGAAATCCTCGGCCAGCAGCCCCGCGATCTCGTCGCGCAGCACGGTCTCGTCCCAATCGCCGAGTTCCGTGAGCTTGTTGTCGGCGATCCGGTAGGCCCGCCGCTCGGCCTCGTCCAGATGCGCCAGCCGGATCACCGGCACATCCTTCAGCCCCAGCATTGCGGCCGCCAGTACCCGGCCATGCCCGGCAATCAACTCGCCATCGTCGGACACCATGCAGGGCACCGTCCAGCCGAACTTCGCCATGCTGGCGGCGATCTTGGCCACCTGGTCCTCACCATGCATCTTGGCATTGCGGGCATAGGGGCGCAGCCGCTCGATCGGCCACGCCTCGATCTCGCTTGGCGCGAAGACAAGGTCCATGGGGTCTCTCTGCTGTGGTGAGACGCGGACAGACGCGAGAGCGCGACCGCACCGGTCGGCGACAGCATCAGGGTCCGCGATGTTGGAAAAACAAAAACGCCCGCGAGAGTTTCCTCCGGGCGCCATTCTTCGATTATCAAGGTATGAGTCAAGGGGGGCAGCTTTGTCAAACGAAAAATGCACCTGGATTCAATGGCTTCCCATCAGGTGGCTTCCGCTGGCTGGCTTCCGGCGCTGTGGCTTCCGCGAACTGGATTCCCTGGATTCGGTAAAAGAATCCACCCTGGCCAGGTCGTGATTCGGCAAGTCCTTGATAATGAGTCGCTTTTTCCAGGATGACTCGGCAGGTGGATTCCGCCTGGATTCCCCGGTGAAAAGGCCAGACGCTGGAAAACTGCCGCGCTGCGCCCCCCCGTATACGTTCGGGGCCAGGGAGGAACCAATGGGAGGGTGCACTCTCGGCCCAAGGGGACCTTCAAGGAATGCGCTGCGAAGGTTTGGTTCAAGGAAACTCGGGTTTCCAAGTTGGCGTTTCGATCCGATCTGGACCTACTTCCCGCCACGTTCTGAAAAGCAGAATGAGTCGTTAGGAACGGGCGAAGTATATAACGCGGCTGTCATGTCAGCTCAAATCAGAGTGGAAGAAATCGACAAGCCTGAGTCTTTTAGCGGGTGAACAGCTTGTAGCAGGCTGCGGCCACCTCGCTAGCGGTTCTGACTTCGACCTGTCCAGCCCTGAATGCGTTCTCGTAGGGACGGCCGTTCGCCAAGGCCTGATAGAATGCGTAGGTGAACTTCGGAGCGGTTTCGTCGTCGATAGCATCTGTCGAGCCAATTACGACGCCAACGTGTTTCGCACAGGCCCGCGCAACACTTTCTGTGTAGCAAGCGTGGAGAACTAGGCACTCAAGCTCTCCATAGACGTCCAGAATCTCAGCAAGAACGTCTCCGGCGATCAAGGCCTCTGTCCCGTCGTCCTTCTCAAAACACAGCACGCCGACGCCACCATGCCCGCTGAAGTGCAGGATCTTCGGCCGATGGTTAAGGAGCTCCTTTTGGATGTCCTGCAGGCGGACCGCGAACTTTTGAACGACGAGAAGATCGCGCTCCCGGTTCTTAACGGTCTCCAATTGGCGCTCAAGCAACGCGCCCTCCTTGTCTGCCCGAATGCGCCCTAAGTCGTCGGGTGTCGCATTGAGCACCAGCACAGTTTCCCTATTCATGATGCGAACCGCCTTCTCCAGTCGTGCCATTTGTTCGTCTCCCCCGAGACCAAAGAGTCCCAGTGATGCTTGCCCTTCCGCTTTCCTGATGTCGCTGAAGAAGGCTGTCCCTTCCGCACCCAGCAGGACCCGCTCGCGCAGGTTGCCGCCGCTCTCGACGAGTTCCAAGGCCTTGACGCGATAACTTGGCTGGTCGTCAGCGAAACGCGCGAAATGTTCTGCTAGATGCAACTTCACGCGGCCGCTTCCTTCAATATCGAACCAGTCCAGCGTTATCTCTGCAAGGCCGTCATAGTGTGCGTGCAGAAGACCTTTGGCGAGACCCTCACGCGCGTCGACTGTAGGAAGATCGGCTCCCCGCAAGATTGCTTCATGCCGTTGATTGAGGTCGGGCAGAGAGGACGAGACAAGTTGCAGTAGCTTCGACTGCACGTTCGCTGGCTGATCTTCGATGCGATTGATATCGATGCCGAGATGGGCGATCGACAGTCGACGATTTTCGATCACGGCCCAAACTGCGTATTGGCGCACGATGGGATCGTCGTGTTGCCCGAGTTCCCGCACAATGACGCCGTTTTCGTGCTTGGGATGGAGTAGATGCTGCACATCCCGATCGAGCCCGACGACGATCAGAGCCAGCTTCAATATCTCTGGATCGGCCACATCGAGGTCGATTTGGAGCCCGTCGACGGCTAACCGCTTGGGATCTACGGTTTGCATAGCCGCGAGCATCTGAACCTCCGGCGGGACGCTACGTAAAGCCGCAATGCCGGACAGTTGGCCCGCGCGCAGGCGGGCTAGGGCCGAGATGCCTGCCGCCACGATCTCGGGCTTGGTTTCGTGGCGCTTGATTGCCAACTCGACGCTCTCGGCGCTGTCCTTGGTGCCAAGTTGCGCAAGGGTGTTCAGTCCCCACCGCACGACCTTTTCGTCGCGGCTCATGTTGGTCAGCCCTACGATCTGCTGCTCAACGCGCGGCGCAGTCTCCGGGGCGAACCGATGGCCGGTTCGATAAAGGCGGCTAAGATTTTGGAGAGCGACCTTCTGACGGCGAGAATCTTCCCTACTCGTCAACTCTGACACGAGAAAGGCCGCTTGCTGTTCCGTGATCCGTTTCGTGGCCAACTGTCGTGCGCTCCCTATCCGCGGCCCGCGCGGCCAGAATCCTAGAACTCCACGGTTCGAAGTCATTTAAATCGTTATGCCGGATCGAAGTGCAGAGCCAGTGCGGGTCGTTGAGCGACATGCGCCGCGTCGTCGGCTCGAACCATTCGGGACACTGCCACGACAGCACGATCACAACGTTCAGCGACTCTGCCTCGTCCACGACCATGACATGGTCGATCTTCGGGAGGTGCTTTTCGCGGCCATGGAAGGACGCATAGGAAAGGTCCAAATCTTGGATCAGAACGTCCGCGGCGCTGTCCTCGGCTCCGAGCCGGTCGCGCGAAAACAGCGTCATGTCTTCGACTGTAAGTGGACCGGGGAAGCCGATCGATCGCTGCATGGCGTAGTTGTCGCGATCGTCGCGGTAGCGCCCAACCCTATAGGCAAGGGTGCAGTCGTCCTTAACGACCATTGCAAAGGTCCACGTGGCGCAGTAGCCTTGCGCACTCATCTCTTTGGGATGCATATAGGCCATCGCACCCTCGGCCTCCGCCGCTTGGAAGAAACTGTCCGCGTCCGCCGTCCTCCGGCGCCACCGGTCAAGGAATGACCCCCTCACGGCCAGCGTGTTGTCACGCGTCAGATCGCGCGTCCGACGACGGGCGGGAAAGGGCGTCTTCCACTCCACCGGGACATCATCGGCATCGAGAAACTCGGTCAGGAAAAACTGCCCTGGCTTGGTCCGGTAGAACGGGGATGTCTCGCGATGATGAAGAATTTCCTCGCTCAACCGTGCCTGGAGGGTTTTTTGCTGAGTCTTTCCGTATAAGTGCTTGGGCACCACTCCCGCTTGATAGGCCACGTCGAGAATGGCCTTTGCCCCCATAGGGCGGCGGGCCGATCTCAGAACTGTCTGCGCGATCTGCAGGTAAGAATCCAAAAAAGTCACCTCCACTGTGCATTATGTAGTATTCTCAAAAAACGGCAATGATGGTCTTCCGCGCGGATGATCGTCGGCGAAGGGCCATGGCCGCCAGACAAGGCCGAGTGAGCGAACGGTTCCAAACGACCCAGTCTCTCCGAAGTCATTTTAGGATAAGCGCACACTCGCGCGTGCCCAGCGAAAGCTCACTTTATCCGCAAAGTAGACCTCGGTGAAAACCACAGCGAATGCCCGATTTTCGGCCTTTGCCACCAATATTTTTGTGGCCACGATCAACCTGTAATCTCCGAAAGCATGGCCTCAGCCTGCGCCAAAACGCCCCGCACGGCAGCTTCCTCCAGATCTGGCGGATAGCCGTACTTCCGCAAGATCCGCTTGACGAGAACCCGCAGTCGCGCGCGAGCGCTGTCGCGATGCGCCCAGTCGATGCTCACATTGGCCTTGAGACCCTTCAGCAATTCATGCGCGATGATCTTCAGCTGGTCATTGCCGAGGACATCGACGGCGCTCTGATTATCAGCCAACGCGTCGTAGAAGGCGATCTCCCCGGGCGTCAGGCCGGTCTCTTCGCCACGGTTCCTGGCCTCGCGGACCTCCTTGGCCAGCGCGATCAGTTCCTGCAGCACCTCGACCGTGCTGATGGCGTTGGTGTGATAGCGCGAGATAGCCTCTTCCAGCCGTTCCGAGAATTTCCGGGTCTCAATCACGTTCGAGCGGCTGCGCGATCTGATCTCATCGTTCAGCAGCTTTTTCAGCGCCTCCAAGGCGAGGTTCTTCTTCTCCATCTGCCCGACTTCGGCCAGGAACTCGTCCGACAGGATCGAAATATCCGGCGACGAAAGCCCGGCGGCTGACAGGATGTCGACGATCTCGGTCGATGCGACGGCGCCATTCACGATCTGGCGGATTGCAAGGTCGCGGTCAGCGGCCGACCGGCCCGACGTATCAGCCGCCTTGACCATCGCGGCGCGCACGGTCTGAAGGAACCCGACCTCATCCCGAACCTCGCGGGCGGTGTCGCTGGCCGAACAGAGCGCAAAGGCCTTGGATAAACCGAGCACGGCATCCTGATACCGCCGGTGTGCGGCTTTCTTTGCTTCCTTGTCGGTTTCCTGCTGCGCCGCCTCGTCCTGTTTCGCGAGAATCCAGTCGAGCGCCTCCGCCAGTGCGATAAGGCGCTGCTGCGGGGTGCCGGTCAGCCCTTTGGAATAATCGAACCCATGATACATGGCGCGCACGACATCGAGGCGTTCCAGAAGGGCCGCGACGGCCTCGGCCTCGTCGATCCCTGCTTGTTCCTGGTCCGACTTGGAATACTGGCCCAGCGCGGATTTCAGGTTCTGGGCGACGCCGATGTAATCGACGATCAGCCCGGCGGGCTTGTCGCGGAACACCCGGTTCACCCGCGCGATCGCCTGCATCAGACCGTGGCCGCGCATCGGCTTGTCGATATACATCGTGTGCATCGAGGGCGCGTCAAAGCCGGTCAGCCACATGTCGCGCACGATCACCAGCTTGAGCGGGTCTTTCGGATCCTTCGCGCGCTTCGCCAGCAGATCGCGCCGGGCCTTGCCGCCAACATGCGGCTGCCAGGCTTCGGGGTCCGAGGCGGAGCCGGTCATGACGATTTTGATCAGTCCGCTTGCGTCATCATCCGAATGCCAGTCGGGTCGCAGGGCCACGATCTGGTTGTAGAGGTCCACGCAGATGCGGCGGCTCATGCAGACGACCATCGCCTTGCCGTCCATCGCCTGCACCCGCGCCTCGAAATGGGTGACCAGATCTTCGGCGACCATGCGCAGGCGCTTCTCGGACCCGACCAGCGCCTCGACGGTGGACCATTTGCGCTTCAGGCGTTCCTGTTCGCTTTCTGCCTCGTCCTCGGTCAGTTCCTCGATCTCGGCATCGACCTTTGGTTTTTCCGCGTCGGGCAGCTCGATCCGGGCGAGGCGGCTCTCATAGTAGATAGGCACTGTCGCCCCGTCCTCGACGGCGCGGCTGATGTCGTAGATGTCGATGTAACTGCCAAACACGGCAGGTGTGTTCACATCGTCCTGTTCAATCGGCGTGCCAGTAAACCCGATGAACGACGCCTTCGGCAGCGCGTCGCGCAGGTGCTTGGCGAAACCATAGGCGATCTCGCCGGTCTTCTCGATCCGCGCCTTGAACCCGTACTGGCTGCGGTGCGCCTCATCCGCGATCACCACCACGTTCCGGCGGTCGGTCAGCAGCGGATAGGCCTCGCCCTTTTCCGGGGCGAATTTCTGTATCGTGGTGAAAACCACCCCGCCCGAAGCGCGCGACAGCGCCTTTCGGAGGTCCTCGCGGCTGTCGGCCTGAACCGGCGTCTGGCGGATCAGGTCGCGGCACATGGCGAAGGTGCCGAACAATTGATCGTCCAGATCGTTTCGGTCGGTGATCACCACGATGGTCGGGTTTTCCATCGCCGGTTCGCGCACCAGTTGCCCGGCATAGAAGGCCATCAGCAGGCTCTTGCCCGATCCTTGCGTGTGCCAGATCACACCGGCCTTGCGGTCGCCCTGCGCGCGGCTGGCGGCAACGGTGCTGGCCACGGCGCGCTTCACGGCGTGGAACTGGTGATAGCCCGCGATGATCTTGGCGATGCCGCCGGGGGTGTCGCCAAACACCGTGAAATCGCGCATCAGCGACAAGAGGCGCCCGCGCTCGAACACCCCTTCGATCAGCACCGACATTTCCGGCGCGCCCTTGGGGGCCACCTCGGCGCCATCGGTGGTGCGCCAGGGCATGAACCGCTCGATGTCGGCGGTCAGCGAGCCGATGCGCGCCTGTATCCCGTCGGTCGTTACCAGCACCGCATTGGTGCGGAACAGCGACGGGATCTGCGCCTTGTAGGTCTGCAACTGGTTGAACGCCGCGGTCAGCGAGGCCGCCTCGGCGCCGGGCTTTTTCACCTCGATCACGCCCACCGGCAGACCGTTCAGGAACACCACCACATCGGGGCGGCGGTTATGGCCCTGCTCGATCACCGTGAACTGGGCGATGGCCAGCCAGTCGTTGAGCCGGTCGTCGGGGTCGATCAGCCGCACCGCGTCGCCCCGGATCGTGCCGTCCTCGGCCCGGAACTCGACCGGCACGCCCTCGATCATGGCGCGGTGCAGGCGGCGGTTTTCTTCGATCAGCGAGGGGCGCTCGACCGCCAGCAACTTGCGCAGCGCATCCTCGCGCGCATCCTCGGGGATCTGTGGGTTCAGCCGAACGATGGCATCACGCAGACGGCCGGGCAGAAAGGTGTCGGAATAGGCATCGCGCTCGGGCGCGCTGCCGTCAGGGCCGGACACCGCGTCGTTCAGGCAGGCATAGCCCAGCCCCTGCAACTGGCTGAGCAGGATGGCTTCGACCTCGGCTTCCGACAATGTGGTCATGCGCGCACTGGCCTCGTGACCTGTGCCAACGTTGCCAGAACCCGGTCCAGATCCGCCATGTTGCGCAACGCGAAACAGACAAGGTCTGCCTTGCCGAGTTGCATCATCTCCTCAAGCGCCGAGTGCCGCCCATATTGCTTCTCGCCCGTCTTGCCGACGGTCTGGTACAGCTTTGACGCGGGCGAAGGGGTGAACGGAATGCTGCCATCCAGAAGGTCCCTCACGAAGTCCTGTCTGACCCAGAGGTTGCCGGGGGACTTGTCGCCCTTCTCGAACATCAGCTCGACCAGCGCGCCGTCGGAGGATCGCATCGAATAGCGGTTCGCGTAGCTCTTCTGGTGGCCCTTGGAATGCTCCTTCGCCTCGCGGTCGAGCCGCATGACGATGGCTCGTTTCAGGTTCGTGAGATTGATTTCGGGTGTGCTCATGCGGTTTGACCTCGAAAATGGGTGGGATGAATGATGCCCGGCTCAACTACTCGAAATTCTGTTGCAGCAATTCTGCTTCGGCGTTCGTCAGTTCGGCAATCTTGTTGTGGGCATGCTTGTAGAGCTTGCGGGCCAGGCCGACGATTGGTGTGTCCTGCGTGCTGTCCCGATGCGGCGCGATCTCGTTGAGGCCGAAGTTGCCGGAATTGACGCGCTGATCGACGCGGACGGTGACCACCGGCTTTGCACCGCCAGGGTCAACCGCCGTGACGGTTCCCTTGCCCCACAAGCCGACGCCGCCCTGCGTCTCGGACGACCAGAGGAAAATCTCCGATCCGACGCGAATGTCCCGCCCGCCATACATCGGGCGTTCCTCGACGCGCAGATGCGCGTCGGCTGG